ATGGTAGGTACTCTTCGTCCGTGTTTCACACCGCAATCGAAACAGATCCACTGAAGGTGCGGCGTTTTGTCTTCACTGATTTTAGTCATTCACGATACTCTCTTAAAAAAAGATCAGGGTGGGAATTGAACCCACTAGCATTCACCCGCAGCCGATAAGGATGTGCTGTCCTCAGATGGCCTTGGGGCGTGTCGCCGTCCACGCTGCCTGATCGTGAGCCCGCAGAGTGTCATAAACGTTATTTGCGGGTGCTGTGCGTTGTTCTGTCATGTTTAGGATCTTCGCACTTGACCATCGCTATTAATTCGTAAATTGAGCACGTCAAACGCACCATCTTCACTTACATCTACAATTGCGAAACCATAATTCCAGCGATTGATACGAGCGTACTCCGGCGTCAGGTCACATAAACAACCTGTGGACCATACAAATGTTTCTTCATGCCAAAGGTTTGTGTCAGCGTGTCCGCTCGTTTGATGACTATGGCCAACGAGCACGCTGTGATGTGTACGCAGAAATGCACCACGTGCAGGATTTACGGGATTTGAAATGCCAGACCTTCCCAGCTCGTGACCGTGGAACACTGGCAACTTTCCAACCATCACCGGCCTTTTGTCGCCGACCATTTCAAAACCGTATTTATCGTACTCCAGCCAGTTTTCGAGCCTCATTCGTTCCATGTCGCAAATTTCGGGAGCACGATTCCATAACCAGTGATCCCATCTTTCGCAATGGTTTCCTTTTTTTCTAACCTTACGTGCCTTCGGAAACTGATTAGCAATCCATTCTGTGTACGCAATCTGTGCTTTGAGTTCGGCCTGCAGGTCGCGTTTTTTTGGATTCGTTTCCCATCGGCTGATTGTGTAAAAATCTGCACTGTCACCATTTAGTAATACACCGTCTGGCTTCATCTTCTTTGCGTACGCTACTGCCGCTGTTAAAGCAACCTCACTGTGGTACGGCACGTGTTCATCACTAAAAATAGCGATTCGTTTTCCAGTCATTTCGAAGGGCAGCCACGCTTCTGCCAGTGACGGAGGCATAGATGGTGCTGTTCCTGATACTCCCAACTTACTCGGACATTCCGCATACTTTTGTTTTGCTTTACCGGAAGCACCTTTAACGTGTCTTACAGTGGACCGTGCAGAGTCTATTGTAACACCAAACTCTGTAGCCAGACGTCGTGCAAGTGTCCTGTTCTGAGCTGTGGGCATCTTCTTAATCAGTTCAACTGCTGCGTCTCTCAGTGCTGATCGATTGCGTGCCGGTCGTTTACTGCTGGTCATTCGGCATCCTTTGCCATTTCGAGTAAATCGGCTAACTCACTCGCGAATTGCGATATGAAGCCCTCATCTAAGTGCCATCCCGCAAGGTGCAGGCACTCATGAATTATTACCTCCGTGCGTTCTTTTCCGGTCAACCGGCTATCTACCAAAATCTGCCGTGGCTGTTCTGTTGGTGGATCACAAAGCCCACGAACACGCGATCCTTTGTTTTTGTACCTCCCGAGTTTTTTAAACTGTAACTCAGCATCCTGACCGAGTAACTGAAATTGTATGACCATCGCGAACGACCTCCGTGCTAGTCACTGAGTAAATCAATCACACTTCAATTCCCCAAGCCTTTGCCAGCCCCGTGACATCACGAAATGCGATCTTTGTGGAATCCTGCGGCAGAGTTTTGTCAGCAACTCGTCGGAGATATTCACACTTTGCTAAAAGCTTGCTAAGGTCAGGAAATGGATCGTCAGAAACCGCAAGTTCCACCAGTGCCCGGTTTACCAGTTTTGGGCGGTCTGAGTACAGCGAAAACGCTGCGACCCACGTTTCGGCAGCATGTGGGGTAAGCTGAACCGTATTTTTTGCAGAACATAATCGTTCAATTGCTGGTAAAAACTGCGCACCCGAGATGGCCGCTGGTAATGGTGCTGGCTTGTTCTTGCTGCTGTCGTTCTGCAGCTTCGCGGATCCAGTTAAATCCCGTTGCGTTGAGTTGCTCGCGTCGTTCTGCGGCAGTCTGCTGCGCTGGTCGCTGTGCGTTTGTTGTTCCATCGTAATTTCCTTCCATGATTTTTGAGACGCTGTCTGGTTTCAGAAACCAGTCGAAAGAAATTTTCCACCCGCCGGAGTCACCACGCAAAAACGGCGACTGCGATCCACGATCTAGGGCCGCTTGCCAGTTCTCACGCCACCAAACATCTTTCCATCTCTGGTTAGCAGCCTTCTGGCGTTTGTCAGAGCCTCGCAAAACGCCTCCGAAGGCGCAAGTGAACTGTTGCATTAAAAACCCAAGCGGTGCCTTCTGTGGCGATTCTGTGGCTTCGGGGATGTTTGCGATAACTGCGCACGCACCGGACGCGGAAGCGTCCGTCGTATTGTGTGTATCAGGGATAGGGATAGGGTTAGGGTTAGGGATAGGGTTAGAAGGTTTTCCGCTTTCCGTTTCGTATTCATTCCGGGATCCGTCACCTAATCGTTCCGGGATTCGTTCCTTATTCATTCCGCTATTCATTCCGCCGGCGGAATGAATAGCGGAATGATTCTCTTCAATTACCGTATCTGACAGCCCTTCGAAGTCCGGCGGAATCGTCACCCAATACCTACCGACTTCCCGATTTCCCGAGCGTTCGTAAACCAGCCAACCGGCGGATTCGGCTTTGCTCCGGGCATCGTTCAACTGTTTAGGGGATTTGAACCCCATTACACTCATCAGTTGCTCATTCCAGAATCGAACTGGTCCTGTGTATCGTGCTGCGTCCTCGGTGTGAACGATGTAGCACAGAAACAAACAAGCGTTTGTGCCGATGTCCTGAGCCGCGCAAGACTTCTGCAGCAATCTCACAAACCGATGAGAGAAAAACACATCGCGTTTTGGGTAGGTAGTGTCGCCAGCCATCGAAACATCCGTGTTACGTGAAAACCCTACGGCTTAAAAAATCCCGCCTCAAAGTGAGTCGGACGCACTGACACAATGTGATTCAGCCGAATGCCCTGTGCCCTCAATTCAGTTCGGACTCTGCTCTGTGCGTCTTCCTGCGTGATCACGTTTAGTAACGCCACAGGCAGACGCACGTGAGCCGTCTCAATCACACCGACAACTTCACAGTTTCGGTGAAAAATGCGTGTTATAGCATTCCAGAAATATGCTCTGGGCGAATCCTCACGAGGGACTGATACGACCACCTCGCATTCAATCCACTCATCCTCGTCGCAAAAATCATTGCTCACAAATCAACTCCTTTAGGTCTGGTACAAACGCTCCGTCCTGCATTTGCGTCGGCGTGTATCGCAGAACGCGCCAGCCGAGCACTACAGCCCGGTTGTATTTCTCCATGTCTCCAATAAAGCCAGCTCCGCGAGTGTGGCGGCCTTGCGTGTATGCTCCACCCTCAACCTCGATGGCGATTTGCAGCGATACAGAGGCAAAGTCAAATCTCCATTTTCGAACGTTGTCGAACTTGTGTTCTGCTTTCCAGCCGTCCGGAACGGGGTGAAATGCGTTTAGGATCTGGACACCGTGTAGTGCAAAGGATTTGATCATCCGTCTGTTTTCCTGTCCTTACTGACCACAAAAACAAGGTCTTCGGCGTCCACTAACCGTAAAGCTTTCCATTGCTCCACTCCATGTACTCGAATCACATAGCACACTCGGTGTTCATTAGATGCTCTAATGATCTTTTGAAGTCGCACAACGTCGCACGTGCGGCCATTCCACGTCGCAAGTGAACCAGAGCGGTCATTCATGTGACAAACCTTTTTCTAGTTTGCGTTTTGCTCGCAATTCCTTAAACGTCTGGTATGCGTCTGAAAGTGGCTGCGACTGCCCTAGTCCTTTGCACCAGTAATCGTTGCGCAAAAGAACCTTACACATTCGTCTCCATGATGGTGCCCAGCATTTAACCTCAAGCTCATGCGGGGCTTCATCGGGAATAATCGTGTATCCTCGATGATGCCATCCAGCGATAAACTTCTGAAAGCGAGCCACGTAATGTGCGCGAGTTTTTGCAGGCATGGTCCGCAAAAGCAGATTGCAGAATGATTTCCATGTGTGCCCGTCTGGTTTACAGATCTTGTTGTACCCAGTCATATTGCCAGTCTCTTGAATGTACAACGCACCGCTGTTAACACCGTTAACACGGACGACCAGTTTGTACCATGTCTGTGGTTCAAGAATGTGATAAAGCCACAACCCTTTACGCTGATCATCGCCATAGGGCTGGCATAACCGTTGCTGGCTAAGAGGTACGCCAGCCTTTGTCATTTGGTCGTAAATGCGATTGTGATGCTTGTCTGGGTTCTTTCCGTGGTACACCCAAATATCTTCAACACGCCAGTCGTATATCGGGTAGATGTTGTAGAGGCAGCGAGCAACTTTAGTTGTCCACTTGTGGCCATTGGCCATTAAGCCATCTTTCCGTGAAACGATAGCTCGGTATCGATGCAACGACTCGTCGGAGCGAATTCCGATGAACGCACCAGTTTTTTTTCCTTGTGCGTACCACTCACCAAAAATGACCATAAATTCTTCGAATTCCATCTTCGGGACATAGAAATCGTACTGGCTCAGATCTGCAGCCAATGCAGGTTTTTCACGAACCCAGATGTCCTTCTTGTCTTCATCCCAGCAAATCCATCGTGGCTGGTAGTTTGAAACGGCGTTCCTCAGCAACATTTCAGCGCACACCCAGTGAAGTTCAATGTGTTCTGCGTACTGAGTTACCATTTCCTCGATATGTTTTATCGTATCGGAATACTGAGCTTCGAGGTCGATTACCAAAACGCCGACTTTGCGATTCCGAAGTTTCGCTTCATCCATTACTAGATGAAACATAACTGAACTGTCCTTGCCACCGGAAAATGAAATGTACAACCGTTCGAACATGTCGAAAGACTTCGCTATTCGCTCACGGGCCTCGTCTAACACTGATGTAAGTAGTTGTACCTTCTTTGTCATCAGTAAATCTCCACCTGTCTGCCATAGGATAGGGCAGAGTGCATATCGAGCGTTTCCATTCCGCGAGCTTGCAGCCAACTGTTTAACGCTTCTAACGCAGTCTCATTGGCAGCTTCCTGCTGTCCGATCGTGAGTAAGTTAAAACCAGAGCAAAACTGACTGGGAATGCCACGAGCAACGCACATCGCAGCCTGACCTAGCCATGCAATGCGGTTCATGGCTACGTTTGTAAGATAGTGTTCGCAGGAGTGCGGCCATTGCTCAAAGACCTTTACCAGTGCGTCAGCAAATTGCCGGGTGTCCGACAGGAAAGCCGCATATTCATGCTGGCACTGTTCCTTAGTCTTCCCGTGAACCGTCGAGGAATAAAAACCAGCTTTGACGCACTCCCATTTGTCGTGTGTGTGGAACACCCTGTTGGGGTCAGAGGTATTGGCTGTTCTGACGGCTGCTCGCATTTCATCTGTCACCTCGTCAGTTAGTTCAATGAAGTCATCCGTTGGAGAACTGTCAGACGCTTCCCACGCTCGCGAGAAATCATGGTCTGTAAACAGGTGTTCCAGTCCAGTGATTTGGCAAAGACGCAAGATTTCGTCCTCATCCATTCCGAGTTCTTTGGCGATCCGCTTGTTTGTCCAATTGCGATTCTTTAGTTCGAGCACAATTTCCGACATAGCATCTACCTGATGCTTTCCGCGTGCCCTGTTGTGGCGAATCGTTGACGCAATGCGATCATTCTTGCCCTGCTGTTCTTTGCGAATTTCTACGACTGGCAAATAGCCTTGAATACGCTGAGCGACGAGTTGTGATTCCTTACCAACGCGCGACCTATGAAATCCGTCAACTACTTCGTGCGCGTCGTCTTTGGCCCACGTGACGATTGGTTGTGTGTAACCGTCATTTACAATAGATACTTCCAGCAATTCCATTTCCGGCGGTGCAACCTTATTAGGGTTGTATTCGTTTGCAGTTACGTTCGCGGCTGGAATCCACACGACACAATCAACTGGCTCATTTGCAAACGGTGATATCGCGTGCAGTTTGCGTTTCACGTTATTGATTGCCGCCACCTTCTGAGGCATGTCCATCATCTCTATTTCATTAAGCAGCATGTTTACCGTGTCAGAAATGCTGCATGTGCATGTTTCTATACTCATTCGTCCGAATCCTCATCGTTAATCTTGCAGCACCGAATCCACGGCAACGGCCGTCCTGACTCAAATACCTGACGAATCACCCGCAGAACGATCAGCGGCTTACCTGACTCCTGAATAAACACAGTCGCACGAGGATTCGGGACAACCTCGCTATGCAGCTCAACCGTCAACCAATCGCCCGCAGCGTCCTTGTAACGGCATTCGAGAATCATGCGACACCTGCCGCAAGCTCAGAGATTCGTGAATCCGCAAGCCGATTTAGTGACTGCAAATCCTGAGCGGAAATCGTGCCAGCCTTCACGCTGGCGGATGCCCGCGCCATAGACTTCGACACATCTGCCGCTGATTTGCTTTCAGCGACGGCATCCCAAGCAGTCCGAGCAGAATCACTCTTGAGCAACTGACGTTCTTTTGCCCAAACGTTTTCAACGCTGGTCTGGTTCGTAATCATGACGGTTTCTGGCATCTCCAGCGTCGTCACTGGTGCGACCGTCACGGAAGGCGAGTCGTCATCATCTGGGTCCTGTTCTTCTGGTTCGCCTGAAACCACAGACCACAGTGCAGCTAGCAACCTGCGGCGTGCCTTAGCTTCCGGCCCATCGCTGCCATCAGTTTCGTAGCACGGTATGATGATTGGCAGATCGCCTTTACGCTCCACTAGAATTTTGCGGCCATCCAAAAAGCAAAACGCCTCACCATCAAAAACCATTTCCCACTTATCCGGGTTATTTGGTTTTTTTCGCACTCCGCGTGAAACGCAAGGTGCTTGAATGTTTATGCAACCTGTGCCAGCCAGTTTGTAACGGTGTCCAGTTTCTTTCACCATTACGCCTACGGAACCACCCTTGCCGCTAAAAATAGAAAAATGCTGCCCGTTTTCATCACTCAATAAATACCTCTTGCCGAGAGCAATTTCACATCCCTGTAAAATCTGTTGATCTGACAATTTATATTTTTCAGAGTTAGCAACCTCAAAAGATGTATTTGCCCCGGAAATCACAATCGGAGCAATCTCCGGGCGATGCAATACCTCACGCAATGTTTTCAGTGCCTGCATGCGAAACAAGCTGGACACTACCTGCCCATGCGTTTTTTCAAGTTCAGACGCTTTGACAAGTGTAGTCATTGCCGTTTGTAACAAAACACCGGCCTGAATAGCCTGTTCATCAGTTATCAATGTGCCCATAAGTCAACTCCTTTATAAATGCAGCAAACGAGGATCGCGGAACCTCTGTCTCTGCAATCTCTTGCCAGTATTGAAACTCTCTCAACCATTCCCGCGCCCGCACTGCCGCAGGGTTTGGTGTCGTCAGCACCGGCCCGAAAGTTTCCCAACGCATCGGTAGGCGTCTCGGCCCATGCGTCGGGTGCACGTAGTACGTTCTCGACTTCTGAGCACCAGCGGGAACACCATCCATTAAATCACCTATGCAATAAACTGAGCCCTGCACGACCGACTGGCGGGAAAATTCCTTTGTTCCCCGTCATGCCGTCCGCAGCCCTGCAATCGTGCAAGGCTCAGTTTCACCCTTCGGAGGAAGTTCTGTGCGTGTAATAATCACATCCCTCGGAGCATCAACACCGATACGCACGACACCGGGTTTAATCTGCATCACAGTGATTCGGATGTTTGCACCGATCTGTATGCACTCACGCAACTTCCTTGACAACACCAGCATTCGAACTCCCTTTCAAACGATATAAACAGTCCCTACCAGATCCCGAGGAAACGCTCGCTGATGGATCTCTACCGCCTTCCATGCAGCGGCAGGGACTCGGTTTCACGAATTAAAACTACGTACCGAAACACGGCACCCTCTGACACAGCGATGAGGCCACGTCTGCGAAGTCTGCTCACTGTGTAGTTTGTGACTGGCGTTCCGTCCTTCAGTTGCCAACACAGTTCTCTGTCCCACAATTCAACGTCAGGCATTGCAGCCGTGCGGCGAATTGGTTGAGAACACTGTTCACCAGCCTCTAAACGCTGCAGCAGTTGGTCTACGGTCACTGACATCGTTCCGTCCTTAGTCTCGGTCGCGTCGTTTATAGAACAGGTTTTCTGCGGTCATTCCCCACACGAGGATTGCACCAGCTACAGAGCACAGAATCGGTATAAAGTCATCCATGATGTTCCTCCGTGTGTGAAAACTCAGAGCCGGCGTTAGCCTTCGGAAACCGCCACCGACTCTGAGGGTGCTGCCTGGGTAACACACCCAGACAGCGGCGTTGGATCAGTCAGTACAATCGTCAATGCGTGTGAGCGGGACATGTCGACACCACCGGGACCAGCAAGATGCGCGACCGCTAAGTCCCAGGCTTGCATAGACAGTGTTAATGCGTCGAATGCGTTTCGCTCGATACGTTGCACAAGTGCGGCGTACATCTCGCACTTAAACGCGATGTTCAGTGCGACGTGGTCGGGGTACTTCGCATCAGCGGCACGGTCGAAAAGTTCTTTGACAGTCATAGCGGGTTCTCCAGTGATTCAATTGCGGTTCTGGAATTTCCAGAACTCTGCCTCGTCGTCGTCGCGGTCGTCTTCACCAGTCAGGTGCGACATGACCTGCTGATAATGTGCCCGCAGCGTGTCGATATGTCTTCGCTGTTCCGCGACTGCTACGCACAGGCCTGCAGCAAATCCGCAGCCGATGGCTAGAATGGTTGGAAACATGTCAGACTTTCCTGTAAATGGTTGCGTTCGAACCAGTGATGCGACAGACGCGGACACCACAACTGACGATCCGACCGTCTCGCACAAGCTCATGCACACGCTTGCGATAGGTTGCAGAAATACCGCCGCAACGTGACTGGCTTTCAGTGGCCATTTCCTCTGCGGTCATCGGGTAGCCAGACAGTTTGAGAGTGTCCAGCATTGCCAACTGAGATGGCCCGACCTTTGGTGCAACCTGAGCGGCGGCCATGTGACTGGTGTCGGGGTCGACGTCCCTTGACCGCTTGTGCTGCGGTTCTGCAGGTCCGACGTCAAACAGTGTTCGCTGATTCATTCTGCGGACTCCTGCTGAATATCCACAAGAAGCGACTGCAGCATTTGAATAAAGCTCTGCAGTTTCTGGTGCGACAGGTACTCGCCAGCAATCTCCATAATTTTTGAGCGGTCTTCGTCGAGACGTTCCGCCAAGATGAACGAGGTTACCTTCTGTTTTGGCTTCGATTCCTTAACCTTCACAGACGACTGTTTTTCTGGCGTCTCAGGTTCCCGAGCCGTCACCTCAATCGGCGCGTCGCAGGATTCAGCGGAGTTGAGCGACTGTTGCTTTTTTACGTCAGTGTCATCGTGCGTCGGCTCTGACATTTCAGCCAGCAGCGATCTGACTGACCTGTTTTCCAAAACGCTACCGCTGTAGCGTTTTGAAATCTGCATGTATCGACGGGCGAGCGACTGATGATAGTTCCAGTTTGCCTCCAGCCATTCTTCCCATTGGCCGTGGGCGATCTGTTCTTTCGCTGCGGCCAGTGCCTTGCCAGCCAGTAGAGCGGCCTCAGCGGTAGTTTTGGCTCGCTGTTCGGCCTGCTTTGCGGCATCGTTTGCGAGTTCTGCAAGCAGCTCCGGAGCCATTGCGGAAAGCGATTCGGTGGAAAGGGTGGCAACAGTGCTCATTCTGTTGCCTCCGTGGTTACATGTTTCCAACTCTTTCCGTAACAAACAGAGGCCACTGTTTTTTCTGTAAGCCCCAAATGCCTCGCTATTCTTCTGTATCCAAACTTATTTGGAACATATAAAGAACGTATTGTTCGCACGATGTCATCTGTGAGTTTTGCGTGGGAACATTGCTCACCGAAGCGTTTATAGTCTGACGACTTATCGCCAATGTGTGCATGACGCATATTTTCTGCGTTGGTTCCGAGCGCCAAATGTGAGGGGTTCACACACGGCCTGCAGTCGCACATGTGCATGACGAGCAAGCCTAAAGGAACTCCGATTCCATCGTTCGCTATACGCCAACTGGCAACGTGGGCATCGATCTTATGTCCATCGATTTTAAACGCTCCGTATCCGTTGCGTTGGACTGCTCCAGTCCAGATCATGCATCCGGTAGATGCAGAGACGGTTTTGGAAAAAAACCGGTCCCTTAATTCGTTGGTGACGACGAAGACCTCGCGGAGTGTGCGAGTGCTCATATCAGCCTCCGTGCAGCCATCGCTGCCAATGAGTCACCAGTTATCCGGAAGTTCCGGATAAGTCGACAATTGCCGACGGCGACAAGTCTCAAAACAAAAACCAGTGATTGAGTTATCAGGCTCATTCACTGGCGTGCATGTTCTACCGCGTGCGGTAATTTGTCAACATCAAGCAGATACTTTTTTTCTGCGATCTGGAAGATTTTTTATTTTGCGTACATCGTCTGGCGTTAAAACGCGGTCCCTGCCTAGCAAAACGCCAATTTCATGTTCTCGGCAAATTTGACGGATTCTGCCGTCAGTGACGCCAAGTTGCTCTGCGACCTGCTGAACTGAAAAGAATTGTTGCGTTGCCATAATCATGCTCCGTAAAGTACCTCATGCGGTAACCCATGTCTACGAAAAAAGAGGGTGCAGATTCTGATATCTCCCGAGACTTGTGATTCAGGGAGCGATGTGGCCTCGCGGCAAAATCAATCTGCACTCTCTTTTTTCATTTCCCTCGACTGGACTCGAACCAGCATGAGTTTCCTCACACGCTCCTGAAGCGTGCGTGTCTACCAATTCCACCACGAGGGAGTGTTGTTTTGCAGGCAACCGCGCTAGCTTGCAGTAGCGTTCACGTTTCGTTTTACCAGTGTTTTTCCTATTCAAACCGTTATTGTCGGGAGCCTACTGACGTGCTCCTGAAGCACCTTAGCACTAAGGGTAGGGGTGACCACTACACAAGGCTGTTTGAGTGGTTTTGTCTGGCCGGTTTTTCGTAGCCATTACGATCTATTCGGCATCAGGACAATATTTGGACGGAGTCTCTGCCACCCGTGGAGACAAGTAATGAGACTTTTTGCTTTTTCGCAGCAGTACGTTCAGTCGCGAGGACTACAGAAGACCCCAATCTATTCCGCCTCTCGCTTTGTCAAACTGATCGCCGATATGGACGTTGGGCGAATCACAGAGAAACATCTCAGTGAGTTTCGTACGAAAGCACTGGCCGCCGGTCTCAGCCCTCACACAGTGAAGGGATCACTGAAAGACCTGCGAACGCTTATCAGGTCCACCGGCAGGCAAATTAAGGTTGAGCGTGTAAAGGTTCCGCAGCCTGATCCGCACCCAGTGCCACACTCTCACATTGATTTCATCTGGCCGTGCTTGTCGCTTTGGGCTCAGCAGTGGCTGGTGTTTGCACTGTGGACTGCTGCCAGGCTGGACGACGTCATCAGGCTACAGCAGCAATTGACAGCGACAAGTTCAACGCTGGCGATGACTGCATCCAAGACAGGACATCGTCACGAATGGCCAGTGCCGACGTGGCTGCATCCGTGGCTAAATCCGCAGCGTTTGCCCTATGGAAAAAACTACGACTGGTCGGGGCATCAGGTACGTCAATCGTTGCGGGCGGCGTCTGAGTGCTGCGGAATTCCTGACGTGCTGCCAAATCATGTGAGGGACAGAGCACTTACGGAATGGTCACGAGCAGACCACACAGCGTGCGAGGTGCTGCACGGTCAGTCGCTCGGGACGCTGCGGCATTATCTGAGCCCCTTGGAAATCCTGTCGGCTGCAGCTCCACGAGTGAAACTGCCAGCATCCTTTGGTGCGTCGACAGATTCGACGTCCCGATTGATTGATAGTTTTAATCGTTTAGACCCCAGTGCCCAAGGACTCATCGTCGACACAACTGAGCGTTTAGCCCGCTCATAGGTTATTGCTATTGACATCAACGCCGCCGGCGGTACAGTCCCCGCCAGCCGTTCAAGATGCACGGTTAAGCACTTACGCAAAATTCCATCAATGGAACAACAGCCCTGACTGTGTCGGGGTCGCTTGTTGATTGCGTAATCGATGCGAGAACACACATCAAAATCCGGTTTGATCAAACGACCGGATAACTACGTCCCGACTGCTGAAGAACAGGCCGAGCAGGAAGCGATTCGCCGACAAATCGACGAAGAACGCACCGCAATCGACTGCATCGATCAACGCGGTCAATATCGACATCCGCGAAAGTTTACGCTCCGGGAGGTAATGCGATGAAGTGGTATTTGTGGGTTATCGTCGCTGGTTTTCTTTGCGGTCTGACAGGCTGCGATGCCTCAGAGCAAACCGGCGTGTCAATCGATTTTCAGAAACTCAACTGGCAGACAATCGCAATCCTCGGTGCGGCACTGTTGACGCCGTTTCAGTCGCTTCTGAAGCCGGTGCTGACGGCATTGCAGCCAATCATCAACATCCTGCAGAAGCTCGGAATACTGCGGAAACCCGCAACACCAGACGACACGCCGAACGAACTGACGATAGCGGAATTCATCGCGATCTTGACGGACCTGCTCAGCAAGACCAGCGATCCCGCATTGAAGGCGCAGATACTCGGGCTGATATCGACGGCTGCTGGCGTTGCACCTGAGGTCAAGGGGGTGGCAAGTGCCAGCAGCAAAAGCAAGTGAGCAGCCGGAATCGAATCCGCTGCTGTTGTTTATTCTGGTAGTGGCTGGCGTCTGGTTTTTTAACCGAGACGCGGCACCGACACCAGACCCACAACCACCGGCACCAGTTGTCAAGGATGTCTTGACGACTGCCTACGAGGCAGATCGCGTGACTCAGATTGCAGTGCTGCGGGAACTTGCACAGCAGCCGTTTGATGGTGCGACGGACGATGGGCGATTGAAGGCTGGTGAATGGTTTACTCGGCAGCGGTTTCGTAGTCGGGCTGATGACTTCGGAGCCTATACCGACGCAGTCGCGGAAGCTATTGCGACGAACACAGAGAGCGACCTGGCTGCGAAACTGGAGCAAAAGTAAAGAAGAAAACCCCGCAACAGCGTCAACTGTTCGGGGAAGTGGTCCAAAACTTTTAGGGAGTTCTGAACGATGATGATTCGACAGTGTGAAATCGGTTTTGTCAATAGCCCTATGGTACAGGTCGGAGTGAGTTTTTCGGACGGAAAGCACAAGCATGCAGTGTTCAAATGCCGGTGTGGCAAAAGAAAAATCTTACGAATCGATCATGTGAAGTCAGGTAGAACACAAAATTGCGGGTGTAAGTATGGTGCGTCTACTCATCGACAATCATATTCACGAGTGTATCGAGTATGGCAGGGAATGAACCAACGTTGCGGTAATAAAAAAGCTGCAAACTTTCCTCGATATGGTGGGCGTGGAATTACAGTCTGTGAGGAATGGAAAAAGTCTTTCGAGCAATTTTTAAGTGACATGGGTGAGCCAGAACACTCAGAAATGCAACTGGACAGAATTGACAACAATCGAGGTTACTGCAAAACGAATTGTCGCTGGGTGACTCGGTCTGAAAACCAACAAAACCGAAGAAATAGCAAGCGGAATGCACGATGAGTGATTTTACAGGCTACATACCAGAAAACGAGGACCGTGACTTTCTTCAGTCGCTGACAGGCGGTGAGGAAATTTTGCGGCTCGTCGGTCAATATGAGGAACAAACACTCGACCCGCGCCAGCTGATTCGCGTCGAGAACCAAGCGAATATGGGCAGCTGCGCCGGGCATTCGCTGTCGTCAAATCTGGAGTGGATTTACTGTCTGGCAACTCGCGGGCAAATCGTACAACTCAGTCGGATGGCTGGGTATATCCTCGCACAAAACGAAAACGGAATCCGCACAGATTCTGGTTCGACCATAAGTGCCGGCGTCAAAGTCGCATTGCGGGACGGTTTGCCTGAGGAACGCCTGTGGCCGTATCCCGCGTCATACACTCGGCAGATGCCCAACAATGATTGGCAGCAGAACGCTAAGCAATATGTGATTCAGAAGGCTGTCAAGATCACATCATTCGAACAGTGGCAAACATGGCTGGGATCCGGGCAGGGTGGAATTCACACCGGTATCAGTTGGGGCAGCTCAATGAATAAGGCGGTTGTAGAGACGTTCAATGCCGGCGGTGGTGGTCATTCAATCGCAGCCCTGTGCTTGTCAGACCGAAAGAACGCTGCTGGCGAACATTATTCGTGGATCGCAAACAGTTGGTCGGAATCGTTCGGCACGAAGGGCTGGCAAGAATGGAGCCCGACGGCGATTCGCCAGATGTTGCAGCATCAGTTCACTGTGTTCGTGGGTCTTTCCGATATGCCAAACGTCAAGCCGCGTGAGTTCACTCTGGCGGATCTGAAGAAGTCTCTAAGGATCTGATATGCGGTATTGCATGACAATCATTCTGCTGACTGGCTGCGTTGATGCAACGCAACAGGCCAGCATTGAAGAAGCAAAGCAGCAGCTTCGCGCCGCATCGGTGTTCGTCGACGATGAGCCAATAATCCCGAACACTATCGCACTGCAGGCGATTCGCACGAAATTTAACGAACCCTCCGAATCAGAACCAGCGGTTGAACCTGAGCCGGAGGACACACCGCAACCTGCCTCCGGGCTTCCAGATCCCGCTGGTTCTGATTTTATTCAGCCGGTTCCTGAGCCGTCGATCACCTTTAGCCGTGCGGTGCAGTCCGGGCCGGTGGCAACGCTCTACACGTCCGACGGGTCGTTTTCCTGCGGTGGTTGTATCACGCAAGAAAGAATCCTTTCGCAGGAAAAGATTCCTTACGACCTGTATGCAATCGAAAAGGTAAACGCTGAAACAGCCGCAGCGATGGGCGGTGTGCCGCGATGGATTCCATACGACAAGTCAGCCAGTTATCCGGGAGCGAAATCAAACGAGACGCTGCTAAGCTGGTTTAACACGCTCAAAACGTTTCGCGACGAAGGCACGTGTGTGACGTGTGAAGTGATCGGGGGAGCGGTAACGGTTGATTCCGTTGCCGCTGCTATGGTCGTTCACTTGTCAGACGAAGCAGCACAGCAGCCATTTGGGGCACTGCTCAATATCGACATTGATGCACCGGATACTGCGACGGCTGCGGTATTCACAATATTTGAAACGGGCCGATATGCAAACGCGACCGCTGGCATCGCTTTCGACTGGTCCGCATCTACCCGCACAATCAGCGATACGGCCAAAACAATCACGCTGAATCCACCGGCAAAAATCACGCTGACAAAATGGCGTGCGAAATGGACTGCAGTCTTGCGGGGCATTCAGTACGAATCTGCGGCACGATCAGTCACGCTGTTGCTTTCAGGTGCTCCTGACCTGACTGTGAGGTTCAAATGAGTGCGATTTTTTTCGAACGTGACCGCACGGAAATCATCGGGGATATGTTCCGCGCATTTGATTGCATGGAGTTACCCGCACTGGCTTGGAGAGACCGAAAAGAACCAAAGGAACGACAGAAAAAACGTGCCCTGTGTCTCGCAACGCTTGAGGAATTTGAGCGGGTGCTGGAACGGATCGGGGCTCCGCGAACACGGCAGGAAGCCATCGACGCGATCTATCCGCAGGGATTCGGGTACGTGCTGATGTGGTTGCTGTTCCGCGCGATGGTTGCACAGATCGTCGGTTGGCTGTGGGACAGAACGCAGGCGTAACAATCAGGAACCATAGAGGGGAGGTGATCCCGATCTGATGGTGGAGAGTGAATAGGCATGGCAGCAAAGCTATCTCCTTACGAGGCATTAGAAAAGGAGAACAAGCAACTGAGGCGCGAGAACGAGAAGCTCAAAAAGGAACTTGAGCGGTTACATGCTAAGCGAGTAGTAATCAAATAAAAAAAGCCTGCGGCGTCCGGCAAGACAATCCGCAGGCAAGGAACGTTCCGGTAATCCAATCGCATCAACCCCCGGAGACCGGACAAAGAAAAAATGACCGATGAGAAAAAAGATGAAGATCAGGAAACGGTGACGATCGGGCCGCTGAAGGCTACGCTCAGCCGGGAAAACATGCGGACGATCATGCCTTATGTGGGCATCAGTCTAATAATCACGACAGTCGCCTTAGCAATCGGGGCTGTCGTATGGGGAATCAAATAATGTCGAGTGCATTCGCTGGCGTCTTACTGTGGGTCAATGCTGTTTTTATTGTCATCGCGACGATGGCGGCGTATCAGGATGCGGTGCGGCGTAACCTCCGTGACGCGAAACAGCACCTGCAGATAGCGGGGTTACTGGCGTTATTTTCTGCGTTGATGTGCAGTGCAGTTCTTTACGAAAAGAAGGCTGATGCGTCTCCAGCAACTGAAAGTGTCGGGCCATCATGGAACGCTTACCCGTCGACCGTCAATCGATGAGAGCTGTCTGTCGTTTCGTGTGCAATCTGGTCAAAGCCGTGTGGTATCTGAGTTTCGGTGTTGAGGAAGACGAGGGATCGCAATGAACGCATATCAAAAGGCACAGGCACTGGGACTCAGCGGCACTAATGCGGAAATCGTCGCACAGTTAACGGCTTGCGGTTTAACGGCTCGTCCGATTCAATTATCAGAACTGCTGTTCCTGCTCAACTTTCGCGGCATGCTCACGAAACTCGTCAGCAACCAGACCGATGAGAAATGGACGGGGACGGTTCTCAGCATGAAGGCGGCACAGGTCGCAGCAAATCAGACCGAATCAGTGGCCTCGCTGGACCGCTGGTTGAGTCACATTACGAACCCGCGAAACGTCACATTTGACACGACGTCGCCTGCTCACGCTGCTCCGTTCTGGGCAATGCGTATCGCGTTTGGTGGCGTGCCGACAATGCCGACACTGGCGGACTTCGACGCAGTCGCTGATTTGGGTGGTGGGTGGCTGTTCGCGACGCTGACGGAACAGCAATACGCAGCACAAAAGGCCGCAGCAATCGCAGCAGAAAACGCTGAAACATTATCCAACGAATGGAACGCACACCTGAACGAAACAATCAACCCAGCAATCGCCACCGGATCACGACAAAGTGTCATCACTGCAGTGACTGCTGTTCTTGCGGAGTTGTCTGAGTAATGCCGACGACTTCACCACTTCGTCCGAACGCGACACTCAATTCAGGCTGGGGCGGAAGTAATCCGTTTACGCTGATTGATGACGCTACCACTCAGCCGACGGCAGGCGGCACAAGTGACTACGCATTTTACTCGGGTGATACCTCAGCGGCGCAGCAGTACGGTTGTGCGTCACCAACAGCAACCGGATTGATCACCAGTGCAAAACTGTGGGTGTACCTCAAATTTGACAGCAACTCAGACGGTGACATCAGTGCTGTCCGAATCCGTCTGAACGGTGTTTGGCGGTCTGGAACACTGACAGGCAAGCCGTCATCAGGTGCATGGGGCTGGGCATCTTGCACGGTGACGGGCGAATATGGCGGTCTCAGCAGTTCGGCACCAGCGTTTGAATTGACCTACACGGGGGCCACAATCGACGGTGAAGTGTATGTGGATGTCGCATATCTGGAAATCACCTACGATGCAATGCCGACACTGAGCGGGGCACCAGTGATTCAAGGCGTGGCAGTTACATACTTTTCAGCCAATCAAACAACACACTCAGTGAATTTGCCTGCAGGTATTACATCAGGTGACTTGCTGCTGTTGTGGTTCAACAAAGACGGAACCACGGGAACCATCACAACGCCATCGGGCTGGTCAATCGCAGTCAGCACGATCACCGCGACGGATCAAAGTATTCTGTTTTCCAAAACAGCATCAGGCAGCGAAGGAACAACAGTTTCCGTTACGACGTCTATCAGCGAATCAAGCACTTGCATCGCTTACAGGATTTCAGGCTGGTCCGAGGTCGTTTACGCGAGTACGACGGTAACCTCCACGATGCCGTATTTCCCACCAGCAACAGTCGCAACTGAAACTGCGGGCACAATTGCTGTCACGATGTTTTCTGGGCAGGGTGCGGTTGCTGAGCCTACTGAGTTAAGCAATGGTCCAATTGCATGGACCGTTGCACTGGGAAATAGTGCAGACTCAGGAAATACAGTAGCGGCTTACTCGCAAGCCGCTACTGTAAACGCTACGGAGGGATATGAGGTGTATAGCTTCCCGTGGCGATACTCAGCCAATACTTCCGGGCGATTGGTGTCAGTAGCAGTACACGGCACTGCCCCCAGCGGCGGTGGAAGTGGTGTGCGTTTCGTCAATGTTCGTGGAGGTGCTGACCAGTGAAAATGAAACGAGGGTCAACCTCCGTTCGACGGTTTGTGTTTATCGCTGACAGTGCGAGCACAACAGGTGCAGGACTGGCTAATCTCACTCACAGTTCGTCCGGTCTCGTCGCATCGTACATCGCAGGCGATTTGAGTAACGACGTTCAAATCACGCTTGCAACCGCAACGCTGGGAACGTTCACCAGCGGTGGCTTCGTGGCGGTTGACAACACAAACATGCCGGGCTGGTATGAGATCGGTATTCCGAACGCTGCACTCGATGGCGGCAATGAGGTAGCGATTCACCTGCGTGGTGCGGCCAACATGGTGCCGGTGAATATTTACATTGAACTGGACGCATTTGATTACCAGACAGCAACGCAGCCGGTAAACGTGACGCAGTTTGGGGGAACCAGTGGCACGTTTGCGAGTGGTCGGCCTGATGTAACGGTTGCCTCTTACGCCTCTGGACAAGCACCGCTTCAGCCTACCACAGCAGGCAGAACGCTCGACGTTACGGCTACAGGTGCAGCTGCTATCGACTGGGCGAACATTGAAAACGCCACAGCAACAAATCAGTTCAGCGGCAGCTACATTGCTCTACAAAACAACCAAAACGTGAACCTGAATGATGGTGCAATTACTGCTGCCAAATTCGCTGCAAACGCAATAACTGCTTCTGCCTTAGCAGCTGATGCTGCAACAGAGATCGGCGCGGCTACACTCACAGCACTGGGCACCGGCACATGGGCGACTGCGATTCCATGGAATGCTGCATGGGACGCTGAGGTGCAATCTGAATGTGCGGATGCAATTACGGCTGCTGGGGTGATGACGGGGACATACACGGCTCCTGATAATGCAACGATCGGAACCATCAACACCAAACTGGGGTCGCCTGCTGGTGCATCTCTCGCGGCTGATATTGCTGCTGTAAAGACCGATACAGGAAATTTGGTCACTCGGATTACCAGCACATTGTTCTCAGGAATCACGTATCTTTCTCGATGGCTGGGCGCAATGGCTGGAAAAACGGCCGACAGCACGACGCTCACGGAAATGCAGGCGACTACTGCAGGGGCTTCATACAACAACACAACTGATTCTCTCGAAGGTGTGAGAGACAGAGGTGATGCCGCGTGGACAACCGCAACAGGATTTGCAACACCGGCTAACGTGACTGATGCAGCAAACGCAATTCGTGGCACGGATAACGACACTCTGAAAACGCTTAGTGAACAGATTGATGGTATCGAAGGCGGTGGTAATACAACGGTGACGGTACTTCCCGCAACAGGCATCGTGGCAAACAGGAGTGCCGGCGTTACGCTGTTACCAGTGGTCGGTGAAACGATCAGTCAGGCAATCACTGTTTACCAGTCAGACGGAACAACAGCTGTTAATCTCAGCGGTAAGACGTTGCAAATAATCTTCGAAACAATGTCAGGGACCGACGTTGCTACAGTAAATAATGCAAACATTTCCGTGGGTGGAACAGGTAGCAACGTGGTGACATTTGCCTATCCATCAGCAGTCACTGCATCAGAGAGAACACTGCGGTTCGCTCTACGTGATGCAGCAGCACCATTAACTATGTATTTGCAAGGGGTGTGCAGTGTGGTTGCAGCACCGAAGGCAGACACATAATGAGATACAAACTGTGTCGATGTGGTGCTGTGGTAGAGGATCACAAAGGATTTGTTTGTGCTGATTGTGGTGCTGGCAAGAAGGCACAGAACACCACACAGCGTGGATATGATGGTGAGTGGAACAGGCTAAGTCAAAGGCTGAGAGCAGAGAGGCCACTATGTGAAGCCTGTCTGGTGCATAAAATGGTGAAGCCATCAACAGAAGTACATCATAAACTATCAATTGAAACAGCGCCGCATCTTAGACTTGAACCGAATAACCTGATGTGTTTATGTAATGACTGCCACAAGGCGATTCATGCAGGTCGGTCTGCCGATGTGACACCGGGGGTGGATCGAAAGTAGGATATCGTTCGGTCCTCGATATCCTGACCCACGCCTGTGATTGTCCACAAAACTGAGGAAAAGTTAAAAATGGGAAGGAAAGCGTTAGCTCAAGAAGTGAAGGAAGCCACCGGCGCTTTCCGTAAGAACCCGCAGCGGAAAAACGTCACCGCACCGAAGGCTGACGGGGCATCGCCAACACCACCGAAGCACCTTTGCAGAGTTGCAAAAGCCAAATGGAAGGAACTGGTAGGAGACCTGAAACGGAACGGCGTGCTGTCAACAGACACTCGCGAAATGTTGGTCTCGTACTGCACGACGTTCGCAAAGTGGATGGAAGCCAGGCAGAAGGTTGAAGAGACCGGACTGGCGATTGAATCAGTAGACAAAATGGGTCAGCTCGTCATCGGTCGGAATCCTTACGTGTCTGAAATGCACAAGTTCCGCGAACAATTGAACAAGCTATTGCCTGAGTTTGGATTAACTCCAGCCAGTCGCCAGAAGCTCAAGAGCATGAATCTCGACGACAAGAAAGAGGATCCGTTTGCCAAGATCATGGAGCGAATGGGCAGGGGATGAATAAACGCAAACCAGTAAAATACGTGTTGGATAAGTACGTCGACGACGTGCTTTGCGATCGCGTATTGACTTGTGTTTCGGTTAAGGCTGCTGTCTCACGATACGTTCGCGACATCGAGCGACAGGGAACGGACGAGTTCCCGTATCTGATCTCTGAAAACATCGGGGCTGCGTGTTGTGATTTCTTCCCGGAAGTACTACGGCACTCAATCGGCAAGATGGCAGGCAAGCCGTTTGAGTTGGAGCCCTGGCAAATATTCGGTATCTGGAACATTTTCGGATGGAAACGTGTAGAGGATCTGTCACGCAGGTTCCGTCGATTCTTTTGGTCAATGGCCAGGAAGAACGGCAAGTCGTGCATGGGGTCGGGTTTTGCGATTGTGGGCGGCATGGCCGATATGAACCCGATCACGAAAACACCTGAGTCAGTTGCTGAAGTGCTGTTGTGCGCGACGAAAAAGGAACAGGTTCAGAAGGTGATGTACGCGGAGATTGAACGCATGCGTCTGCAGTCTGAACACGTGAAAGCGTTGTCTACTGCGATCAACAAGCAGATCAGTTTCAGTCACAACGGTGGTTCAATTCGCTGCATCGGAAGCGACAAGCCATTCAGCGGACTAAACCCGCACATGATCCTGATGGACGAAAAGCATGAATGGCGAGAACATCACCGCAAATTCTATGACACAATGATGACCGGGTCTGGGAACCGGGTTCAGCCGCTTATCGGCGACTTCACGACAGCTGGTGACGACACGTCGCAACTCTGGCAGGAGGATTACGACTACGCAACGGGCGTGGCTCGTGGTGACTTTCAAGACGAAACGTATTTTTCCTACGTATTTGAACTGGATGAGCATGACGATCCGCTGAACGAAAACCTGTGGATAAAAGCGAACCCCAATATTGGCGTTTCGATCTCAATGCAGTATCTGCGGGAGGAAGCCGCGCAGGCAAAAACGTCTCCGGTAGCACTAAATCGCTTTACTAGGTTTCACTGTAACCGAAAGGTTTCGTCATACGATCGCCTGATTCTTCCTGATGACTGGGACGCAAACGCGGACGAGCCGTCTGACTGGTCGAACGCAGATGTTGTCACTGCAGGCATCGACCTCGGTGGACGGGATGACCTGGCATCATATGGTGTCGTTGCGCGGTTTCCGATGGACGAGGATGAGGAGGGAAACACCGTTTGGAGATACGAAGCGTTTTCAAGGTCATTCATTGCTGAAGATACGCATCGCAATCTGAAACATCAGCCGTGGGCGGGATGGGTAGCCGGCAAGCAACTGAACGTGCATCGATACACGACCGCAGCACTGCGAGACGCACTGCTGAAAGACGCTGAGCGGTTTGGAATTCGTGCAGTAGCATATGACCCATATAACGCGGCACAATTGGGCGATGAATTAGAGCAAACCGGGCTTGAAGTTATTAAGATGCCTCAGAATGAATACCACTTCAATGAGCCAATTGAGGAACTTCTGTCAGCGATTCGCGAACATCGATTTCGCCCGGATTCAAGCGACAATATCCTACGGTGGTGTGCCCTAAATGCGATGGTCAAGAAAAATGGCCAGGGCAAGATGATGTTCGATAAACGAAACTCTAAAGAAAAAATCGATGCCATTGTCGCAACTGCGATGGGTCTGCGTTTAGCAATGCTTGCTCCTTCCCGTCCGTCTGGTTCTCTGTTCATTCATTAAATAGGGTGAGTTGGAAAAACAAAAATGAGCGTTTTCGCTAACTCATATACCAGAGCAATCAACCGCTTTTCAGGCGGTCTCATGGGTTGGCTGTTTGGTGAAGACTATGAGCAGGACCAGTTCATGACCGCAACGCGGGCATTGAGCTATGCGCCGGTGTGGAACTGCGTGTCACGCATCACCGGTGCGTTCTCGGTGATGCCGCTGAACATTCACCGGGAGATCGGTAAGAATAAGTCGATTCAGACGCGGCACAGCAGTTACGAGTTGTTTCGCTGGAGACCAAACCAGTACCAGACGCCAGCAGTGTTTAAGCAACAGATGATGTGCCATGCGTTACTTTGGGGAAATGCGAGAGCGTACATTTTACGTGAGGGTACTCGGCCCGTCGAACTCATTCCGCTTTTGCCTGACTCGTCATTTACGTTGATGCGAGACGGCGAAAAATGGCACGGCACAATTGCCGATGCAGATGCGCGGCTGAGGCTGTTTGAGGGTAATGAGATTCGCCCGCAGGACATCATTTGGATTCCGGATAAGGACATCTGGCACATTCCTGGACTCGGGTTTGACGGACTTGAAGGTAAATCGCTTGTCAGCCTCGCCAAACAATCCTGGGGCATCGGGCTGAGTTCCGAAACACACGTCGCCAAACAGCAGAAAAAAGGGTATGCCGGCGGGCTGTTATTGGAAGCTCCGACGGGGGCATTCCGCAACGCTAAAGACGCTAAACAATTTCTTGATGAGTTCAAGGAAAACCACGAGGGAGCTGACAAAGCCGGCACAATCGGGATGCTGCGGGAGGGGATCAAAGCTAACGTGGTGGCGATGAATAATTCCGACGCGCAGTTTATTGAGCAGCGGAAGTTTCAGCGGGAAGATACGGCACTGTTCTTCGTGATGCAGTCAATTCTCGGCGATTCGACCGGCAATTCCTACGCATCGCTTGAGCAGAAGAATCTGGCGTACCGGATGGAGTGCCTTGCGCCGTGGTCGACAAAGATTGAGGAAGAGTCTGACATGAAATTGCTGACTGTGTCGGAGCGTCAGCGAGGCTTTTACCACAAGTTTAACGATGGAGCACTGCTGAGAACTGAAAAGGCTCAGACGATGGCATTCATCAGCCAGGGCATTGCGGCACGGGTAATCAATCCCAACGAGGGCCGCAGCATGCTCGACATGAACCCATATGATGGAGGCGACGAGTACGTTAACCCGAACACGATTGCACGCGGCAGCGAGCAACAGCCAAAGCCAGAGCAACCGAAAGAGGATCCGGCACAGCAAGCCGCTGCTATTAAATCGCGGATAGAACATATGATCTCGGTCGAATGCAAGCGGATCACTGAGGCGGCTGGTAAAGCGGCGTCCGACGGGTTCAATTTCGTGCAGTGGCTTGATAACTTCTATGATAAAAACTGGGGACCAAAACTGGCCACAGTTTTCACCGAACTGGGGTTGGAAGATTCGCGAGCGATCGCATGGTGTGAGGAATCTAAGCAGCGATTGCTGAGTTGTTGTGACTATTCGACCGTGGAAACACTGCCGGAAAACGTCGCAAAGTGCGTGTTTTCATGGAAAATCCGGGAATATTGAGGAGATATCGCCGATGTTCGCCTACGACGTCAAAAAATCTGAAATCTACATTTATGACACCATCGGCGATCCTGAATGGGGGATGGTCGGCGCGATGCAGGTCGTCGACGCGCTGAAGAAAATGGAAGGCAAGCGGGTGACCGTTCGCATCAACACACCGGGCGGTAGTGTTGACGAAGGTATTCCAATGTTCAACGCGATGAAGCGCCATGACGGCGGCGTTGACACGGTTGTCGATGGAATTGCAGCGTCGATGGGTAGTTATTTAATGCTCGCTGGAATCAATCGTCGCATTTCACAAAACGCAATGGTCATGATTCACAACCCAATGACAATCGCCTGGGGGAACGCCAATGAGCTGCGCAAGACCGCTGACGTGTTGGAAAAATACCTTGAGCGAATGCTGCCCGATTACTCTGCAGCAACCGGAAAAACCGCAGAAGAACTGCGGCCATTGCTCGACGCTGAAACGTGGTACGTCGGTCAGGAAATCATTGACAATGGATTCGCACTGTCTATGGACGATTCAGAGGGTATGGACCCAGCAACCAAGGGACTGAAGATGATTGCTGCGAAATCAATCGCTGCAGGTCTCGCACCGAAGGCGTTGTTTGAGAAACGAGCGAAGGCGATTCAGCAGTCAATCGACCCTCGCCCTAAATGGACTGCTGCGAAAGTTGCTTTGATGCAGTTGCAAGCGGAATCTGAGGCGATGTAGACTGGATGCAACCGCTGCGGGACGGAACGCAGTAACGCACCAGTCGACGGGAGTGACGCAACCACAGAAAGCCATAAGCCATGGCAATGATTAAAGAGGCTCGCGACTGTAAGCAGTGTCACCGCAAGGTATCAGCGGACGTCAGAACGGCGAATCATGTTTTGCATTTGCTGCTTTCGCTTTTGACCGGTGGTTTATGGCTGATTGTGTGGCTGATTTGTGCTGGTGGGCGTAATCCTGGGATCTGTCCGCATTGCGGCGGAAAGTGTTGAATGAAAACATGCGTTGACAATGGATCGCGTTCTTGTAACATTGTGACCCCGACAGTCTGCTAGCTGTCGTCACAACTTGGATTTTATGAGCTTCGGCTCATTGATCAGCCCGCGTCAGACGTCTAGCAGCGTTTGATTGCGGGTTTTTTCATGGAGTTGAGACATGTCGAGTGTTACAAATTTAAGTTTTCGTTTGGAATCTGCTGCCCCGATTTTTTTCGGTAAGCCTGTCTTCGAAAAGAAGAACAGCGACGAAACGCATGAGCAGTTCGAAGAACGGACGTGGCAACTAAAAGTGCATCAGGCTGATGATGGGCAGGTGTTCGTTCAGCCGTTTGCACTCAAAAATGCTCTGGAGGCTGCTGGCAGTCGCTTGAACATGAAACTGAGCGGCAAAGCGACTTACACGAAACTGTTTCGGCAGGGAATTATGATCAATGATAACCTGTTGCTGACGAATGCTGCCGGTGGTTCAGTCACGATCGAAGACGTCAAGCCGATTTCAATGTTTGTTCCGTCCGACGGCAAACGTGGAAGCGGGAAACGAGTGATGCGGATTTTTCCGCAGTTGTCGAAGTGGTTCACGACGGTCCAAATTTTGTGCTTTGATAATCGGTTGACCGAGGAAGTTGTACGAAAGCATCTGGAAGAGGCTGGCAAGTTCATTGGTTTCGGTTCAATGAGAGTCGAAAACGGTGGCGTTGCAGGTCGGTTTTCCGTCGTTGAGTAATCCAGATTAGACTCGACGGGACGGAACATGACTCGACAGGAAAGGGCGGGATATGTCCGGATACGACAAGACAAGACTTTTGGTGGCTCGCGGAATAGCCAGACTTGACAACAAGAGACGCGACGTGACGCGACAGGACGCAACCCAACAGGACGCGACAAGACACGACTGCTTCACTCATTCAATGGAGATCACTTAATATGGAAAACGGCCGATTTGCAAAATCAGCGGATACAGCGATTATTGAAAACCGATTGAGGAACACTCAGGTCGGTGAATTGGTAACATACGACGAACTGTCGAAACTTTTGGGCAGAAATGTCATCGAGTTCTGCCGCAGTAATGTAAATTCAGCACGGCATACGCTTGTCAGGGAGTCTATTTTCTTCGACTGCGTAGCGAATCAGGGTTATCAGAGACTCAACTCAGAGCAGGCAGTAAATGCTTCCGAGCATTACCGGACACGGGCAAAGAAGGCAGCACGTCGTGGACTTGTTCATTTGCAGCACGTACCGTTTGACGGTTTAACGGATGAAGGCAAGAAGAAACATTTGACGATGTCTGCGCAGCTGGGAGCCGTAGAACTGTTCAGCACAACAAAGGCAACAAAAAGAATCGAAACTGCAGTGAAAGACGTGTCACATAAAATGGCAATCGGTGAAACGTTAAAATTATTTGGCGGGTGAAGACATCATGACGTGACATGACCCGACGTGACAGGATCAGACTCGAAAAGACGCAACTCGACGAGACATGACTTCTCATATGGTGGCTTGCGATTACCTAGACTGGACCCGACCGGACAACACCTGACAAGACATAACCCAACATAACTCGACTCGACGAGACAAGACTTTTACCTGAACGGTGATGTATGCAAACTGAGCGATTATTTCCTCTGGACTTCACACCGCAGTGCCATCAGTTGCGGTGGCTGGTCGATCATCTTGACGGCTGGCAGTTCGGTGAGCAGGGGCTGATTGATGCGATTGGTGAAGCAATTGGAGTGGGCGTGCATACTAGCGTATGTGTGGAATACGGGGCTGGAGATGGATCATCGCTTCCATTGACGCTCGGTCGTTTTTATGGTCGTAAGGACTGGAAATGTTTCTTAGTTGAAATTGAATCACAAAGACGAGCAGAATTAAAACGCCTGTATCCTAACTCGAAAGTGCTAGCATGCATCGATTGGAATACATTCGATGAGTTGCCTGAAATCGTCGTCATCGACATCGACGGCCAAGACTCTATCGTGATGCGTGAAATGCTCCAGTCCGGCGTGCGTCCAGCGTTGCTGGTAGTCGAGCACTTCGACAATCATTATCCGGTCGGTACATCAACGCCAGATCCGTTTCCACAGTGGGCATTGGGGCTGAAACTGGAAAGCGGCCACGCGATTCAGGACACAGCGGAGACCCTGCAGGCGATTGCAGCAAAATTTGGCTATGAGCGGATCGGGTTCAATCGGTGCAACTCGTTTTTTGTGGTACGGGAACGGTATACTGATTTGTTTCGATAATTAGTGTTGACATAATACTTTCGATCTACTAGCTTAATGTCCTCAGCGAACAACTCCGCACACAATTTGAACCGATTGAATAACCGCCAGACTCTTTAGCCGTGCGGCCAAACAATTTGGAAACTACCAAGTTTTCATTTGCAGGCCATCACGGCTGTTTTCGTTTTTGGCCTGCTTACCCTAGCAGGAACCAAAAACCATGAAGTCGTCAAGCCAACTCCGCGAAGTCAAAGCGGAACTGCAGGAAGAACTGGACGCAATCGTCGCAGTTTCTGAGCGGGAAGAACGAGAACTGAGCGACGAGGAATCCGCTCGTTGCAGCGAGATCAGCGAAAAGCTGATTCCAATTCTGAACAAGCAGATTAAGACTGCTTTTTCGATCGAAAAGGAACGCAACAACCGCATGGAAAGCCGTGCGATTGAGCGGATCGAAGAAACCCGCATTGAATCGGGTCGCATCGACGCTGCGGCCGACAAAAACATGACGCGGTTTCCGTCGCTCAAGATCCCAGCGAAAGCCAAGGCTCACGGACCACTGAAAGCTTATCAGGGGCCGGACGCTGAGAAGCACGCCTACATCGCTGGTAACGTGATTCTTGCCGGAATGTTCGGAAGCGAGGCCGCACAGCGATTCTGCCAGTCGAATGGTCTTCAGGTCAACAACCTGATGAGTTCGTCCGACAACAGTAAGGGCGGGTTCGTTGTTCCTGAAGAAATGAGCCAAACGCTGATTCGCCTGCGTGAAGAACGTGGCGTGTTTCCTCAGTACGCGAATCGTGTCCCGATGGGTGCAGACATCATCCGTATTCCTCGGCTGTTGTCAGACGTGACAGCGTACTGGACCGGAGAAGGTGCGGAAATCACCGCATCAGATGCAGTCCTCGGTGAAGCGGAACTGATGGCCCGCAAGTTGTCAGCATTGACTAAAGTGTCCTCCGAACTGGATGAAGACGCCGTCATTGACATTGGCGACATGATCACCCAGTCTATGGCCTACGCCATGGCCGACAAGATCGACGAAGCCGCCTTCAATGGTGATGGAACGTCAACGTACGGTTCAGTGCTGGGTCTGAAGAACGCACTAGCCTCCGGTGCTATTCAGGACGCACTCGCTGGCAATGTCGGAGCGTCGACGCTGGATCTCGAAGACTTCGAGGCCGTGCTAGGCAAGTATCCACAGTATCCCGGTGCTTCGCCTCGCTGGTTTATGAACTCGGCAGTGTACTACGCATCGGCATTCAACCTGATGAACGCAGCAGGCGGAAACACCAATGTCACACTGGCCACCGGTGTCACTATGCCGATGTTTTTGGGATTCCCAGTGACCTTCACTCAGGTGCTGCCGTCTACTACCGGAAGTTCAGTCAGCACCATTCTGGCTTATTTCGGTGATTTGCGACTCGGAGCAGCCTACGGTGTTCGCAGGTCTGTTCGGACCGAAGTGTCGCTCGACCGTTACTTCGAAAACGATTTGATCGGCATCAAGTGTACCGAGCGAATTGCGATCAATATTCACGAGCGTGGCGACAACATCCGCAACCGTCCGATTCTGGCACTGAAAACCGCTGCATCCTGATCCACTGACTCACCCCGGTGGGTTTTGTGCGGGCTGGTTCGCTGGCCCGCACTTCTCAAATTCAAACTCTGTAGGAGATCAAATAGATGAAGGTCGCACAGCTCGGAACTGACAGTGTGCTGTTAGCTCCAATCACAGCCGCTACTACGGCACGAACTGCAAACCTTGATTGTGCCGGTGCATATGCCGCACGAATCACGATTGCCGTAAGTGCGGAAGCAAACACGAACTCAACGAACGTCGTTATCCAGCTCAGCGAAAGTGATGACACGGTCGTCACGAACTTCGCGACTTTCAACGCCAGTTTCAATCGTACCGTAGACAACACAGCAGCAACGGTCGCCACCAACGTTCTCGATCTGGAAGGCCGCAAGCGATACATCCGCCTGGCTTTGACTCCAGACACGACCACAAACGGTGCCGTCATCAGTTCGGCTGTCGCCACGGTCTACAAAGACGTGATTTCCGATTCATCGACGATGCTCGGGCCGAACGTTGTTGTTGGCTGATTTTCTGTTTTCGGGTGAGGGGTGAGAAATGGGAACTGGTAAAGACGCGAAAGTGTCTGCCGTGATGACGTGCGGCAGATACGAGGCTGTGTTTGCACGAAGCATGATCGAGGCTGCGTTACGTGAGGTCGGAATCGGCCTCATGTACAGCCAAGGTGTGTTTTACGGTCAATGCATGCAGCGAATGCTGCAAAGTGTCATCGACATAGATGCGGATATCGTTTTGACGATTGATGGAGATTCAATTTTTAAAGCCGAACACGTCAGGCGGCTGCTGAACATCATCGTCAATGACGAAAAGATCGACGCACTGGCATCACTGCAATTGAGACGAGGAAAAGCCGACGTTCTGGGTTTTCATGAGAGCCAGACCAGCATCGTGTGGACTGGTGATCCGGTGCAGGTCACGTCGGCACATTTTGGATTGACTGCACTTCGAGTCGACAAAATAGCGAAGTGCAAAAAGCCCTGGTTCTATTCGCAGCCGGACGAAAATGGCGAATGGGAAAAGAACCGGATCGATGACGACATCTGGTTTTGGAAACAGTGGAAAGAGGCGGGCAACAGTCTTTATCTGGATGCAGGATGCCGCATCGGACATTTGGAAGAAATGGTTGCCACATTTAGCGAAGACCTTACACCGATGCACGTCTACCCCGGAGACTGGCAATGAGGTTGCGATTCTTGCGAATGTGGAAACATTTTAAGGTCGGACAGGAGACGTCGTCGCTGCCTGATGGTGTCGCGACGACGTTGATACGGGTGAGAACTGCCGCGTTAGTTGAGGATGCCTACAATGTCACTGCAACAATCAACCAGCAAAATAGAGTTGAGCCGTCCGACGGTAGTGACAGGTCCGACAGCGGAACCAGTGACACTGGCCGAAGCAAAGAGGCAGTTGTTTCTGGCGGAATCGGACACAAGCCAGGACGCCGAACTGGTCAGCCGAATTCAGGCCGCGCGTGAGCAGTGGGAGCACGACACTGACAGCGTTCTGCTAACACAGACACTTTCGGTCACTGCCGAAATGTTCGCAGGTCGCGAAATCGAATTAGACTCGCGACCTGTGCAGTCCATTACGTCCATCGTCTATTACGACGAAAATGACACACTGCAGACGTTTTCCTCGGCGAAATACAGTTTCAACGCGGCTGAACGCGAAATTGAACTGAAATGGAACGAGGTTTGGCCGGTCACTGAAATCCGCTGGGATGCAGTGAAGATCACCTATGTCGCCGGTTACACGAGCGTTGCGGCGGTCCCAGCAATTGCAAAGCAGGCAATGTTGCTGCTGATCGCGTACTACCATTACAGCAATCGCGGCGACAACGATCGTGCGAACGACATGCGAGCGTATGAAAACCTAGTGAAACGGTTTCTCAGGAGTTCGTATCCATGAGGGGCTACCGACCGCAACGTTTTCATCTCGGCGAAATGCGTGCCCGCATCACGGTAAAGACAGAAACGACTACTCAGGATTCTGCTGGTCAGCCGGTTCTTACGCTCGCCACGTGGTTGACCAATGAGCCAGCCAAGTGGGAGCCAGTCAGCGGCACTGAAGGTTCACGCGGCCGCCAGGTCGAGGCGGGAATTTCTGCAGTGTTTACCGTGCATTACCGGGACGGCTACACGCCGAAAATGCGAGTGATCTGCGACAGTCAGACATATGGAATCGTGTACGTGCATCGTGTTGACGGGATGGATGCGTACAGGGAACTGCACTGTAAAGCGGTGGTGCTGTAATGGCCGCAAATGTAAGCGTGGGACTGCAAATGCTAAACGGTAACCAGTTGATAAAGCAACTGGAAGCACTTGCGATTCATGTCCGTGAAAAGGTCGGGCAGGACGCACTTAATGCCGGTATGAAGCCAGTGCAGGCCGCAGTAATTGCGAACACACCGGAAAGCAGTTCTACAGGTTCACGCAAAAAACAATCGACCAAAACGCGACAGAAATGGTCTGGATCTAAGAAACTGAAATCAACGATCACCAGTGTGGTAAGAACTCGCAAACGTGCTGGCATAACCGCCGGCATGCTGGGACTGGTCGGCCCGTCGTACAGTGGTGGCGGTGGACACGGAAACCTGTTTTCTAGAGACCACAAGCGGAAGGTGCTTTGGGGGCGTGATGGCGGAACCGTTCGCAGCGTTAATCAGTTTGTTAAACGCAGTGCGGACCAGTCACGAAGTCAGGCAGAGGCGGCAGTCGTACAGGCAGTGAAATCGGGAATTGACTCCGCAGCGAGGGCCACCACGAATGGCTGACCTCGGAACAGCAGTCAGGGGTTTTTTGTACGCGAATGCCGGGGTGCTCGCCCTGACATCAACGCGGATCTATCCAGACGTGTTGCCGCAAGGTTATGCAGTATCGACCGGTGGTGCATTGACATACACGATCATCGACACAATTCACGATCACCTGATTAACGGGTTGTCGGGGATCGCGAGAAGCAGAATTGAGTTCGCAGCATTCTCAGGCACGCGGGCCGGAGCCAACGCAATTGCGGAAGCCGTGCGAGCGTCTGGATTAGCAGGAACGACGGGTCTGGTGGGTGGCGTGTTTTTCGAATCCGTGATGCTGGACAGCGGCGTGCAGACGCTGGATGAACAGCCAACGGACGGATCTCAGGAACACAGGTATTTTACAGTGTTTGATTATCTCATCGCCTATCAGGAGAGCATATAAATGCCCACAGGCACACGATTCAAAACAGGGAACTTGGCAACTCTGACTCTTGCTGGCACGCTCACGACCGGTGTCACAACATCATGGGTGGGAAACATTGTTTCTATCAATCCAGGCGAATGGACGATCGGCGAGCGGGACGTGTCGTTATTGGCTGATACTGGGTTTCTTCGTGTTGACCCTCATGATTTGGCAGTGCCAAACGAAGTGAGCGGCGTTTGTCGGTTTTCGCCTGTGGTCGGTGTGCCGACAGTTAACGGCAATGTCGCACTGGCGACAATCACTTTGCCGCAGTCGTCTACAGCAACGTCCGGAGTGACACGTGGTAACATTGCAGGTAATGCGTTCTTCAGCCGTGTGTCGTTTCCGCAGATGTCCAATAATGAAACCATGGACAGCGAATTCACGCTGAAGATGACCGGCGAATCTTTGGCATTTACGAAAGAAGCATAACGTGCAAATTGAACTGACCGATCATCTAGGTGAGTCCAACACCGGCGAAGTCGTCGAGCACAATCAATGGATTGTGATGTGCGACGGAACGCACGTTGGCTACCTTCAGAAAACTGAAGGGGCATGGTTGTCGTGTATCGTTAATATGGACGAGCCGACAAAACTGGAATTGATCGAGGCGGTCAGCAAAGCGGCACGGCTGGCAATTGGGGGGGCGGCAGTTCCTGTTGACCCCGATTTCTTGAACGATGACGAGGGTGAGGACGACGCAGAATGACACTGACACGAGCAACGCTCGGCAAACTGACAAAGCGAGCCACGAAAGACATTGACATTGACGGGAACGCCGTGCGGATTCAGCGGCCAACACCGCTGGAATATTCTCAGTATCAGATGTCGCTGGTAGACAAGGACGGCAAATGGAACGCGACGAATCTGAACGACTCGATTTTGTTGCTAGTCTCGCGCATGTGGATAGACGAAGAAGGCGAACGGCTGTTTAAAGACACTGAGACGAAACAACTCGGATCTATCGATCTCGGATTTTATCAAAAACTGTCGGAGGAGTGTCAGCAGTACGCAAGGACAGGTGAGGCAGCGAAAACTCTGGGGGAGTCCAAAGAAATCACAAACTCAGGTTTGCTTGTCGAGTCTGTTTAGAACTCGGCATAGACGATCCAGAGGCGTGGTTAGATTCGATTCCTGAACGTTTATTAGAACTCTGGTGGGCATATTACCAGTGTGAGCCGTTCGGGTCGCATTGGGAACAGACAGCTTCAGTAGCCGCTGTAATGCACGCCAACACGGCAATGATGGCAGCCACTCGCGGCGTGAAGATGGACACGATGAGCGTTGTAGACTTTATGCCTTCAGATTCGATGCGATGGCAGAAACGATCAAAACTGAGCAAACGCGGCATCAGGCATCCTAAAGCACAGGCAGACATTCTCAAGCGGGCATTCGGGTTTTTATGACAACGATAACCGCATTAAACGTCCGGCTCGGAATGGACGTATCAAACTTTAGCGAGGGTGCAAATCTCGCTAAGGGCGAGGTCACGAAGGTGGCCTCAATTATGCGGCAGTCTGTTCCGCCAGCAGAAAAATATAAGCAGGAACTGGACCTGCTTAATCGTGCGTTTAGCGATGTTGGAAAAAAGTCTGCTCAGTATGCCAACGCCGTTGACTATGTGAACAAAAAGAATCAGCAGGGGAAAAATTCCGTAAAGGAATTGACGGCGGAGGAAATCAAACACACTGCAGCACTAGAACGTGGTAAAAGCGTTACTCGATCTGTCGAAAAAGCGCAGGAGGCTCACAATCGTAGAATTCGCGAATATCGCGAACTGCTGAAGGGTGGCGCGATCGATCAGGAAACGTTTCGCAGAGCTGTGCAGCGTTCTGGTGAAACGATGAAGCAATCGCAGTCGTCCTCCTCGTCAGCGATATCATCAATCAAGGGCATGGCAGCGGCGTACATCGGATTTCAGACCGTCGCCAAATCCTTGCAGCTCGCGACGCAAGTGGAAGACGCAACGATTGCATTCGAGGTACTCACCGGAAGCGCAGAGGAAGGCAAGCAACTGTTTGAGGAGATTCGGCAATTTGCTGCTGCATCACCGATCACATTTGCAAATGCCACTGAAGCCACAAAAACCATGATGGGTTTTGGTGTGGCGGCGGAAGACGTGCAAAAGAATCTGCAAATGCTATCGGATGTCACCGGCGGAAACAATGAGCGATTTAAAACGCTATCGCTCGCGTTTTCGCAAATGTCTGCTGCTGGGCGATTGATGGGTCAAGACCTGCTGCAGATGGTTAACGCAGGGTTTAACCCGTTGCAGCAAATTAGCAAGACGACCGGCGAAAGCCTGATCGAGCTCAAAACCCGGATGGAAGATGGCGGAATTTCAGCCGAAGAAGTACGCGGGGCATTTGAAACCGCCACATCTGAAGGCGGCATGTTCTACGGGATGACAGAACGTCTTTCCGAAACAGTCAGCGGCAAGTTAAACATCGCGCTGAGCGACATGGAACAGAAACTTGCTTCTGCCGGCGAGGAACTTGCCCCGCTGGCGAATTTGTTGTTTGAGGGGTTTGATCTAGTGAAACCCGTTCTTGATGACATTGTCAAACTAATTCAAAGGGCCGTAGATGGTATATCGTTGATGGTGGCGTTTGTGCGAGATGTGTGGAACACAGCCACATCTGGTGTGAACGATACTACCCAAATAGATAAGTTGCTCGATCGAATCGAAGATCGTGAACGAGAAGCGGAGCTAGCCAAGGAAAAAGCCTTGGACAAAAACCTGCAGGAGCGAGAAGCGGCAGCGAAGAAGGCGGCAGAGGCAGAAAAGAAGGCGGCCCAGGATGTAGCACAAGCAGAAAAGAAAGAGGCAGAAGAACAAAAGAAACAACATGAGAACGCAGCTAAGGAAGAAAAGAAGCGAATCGAGGAACAGGAAAAGGCACGGCTGAAGGCGATCGAGAACGAAAAGAAAGAACGCGAGCGAGCGGAAAAGCAGGCGGAAGAACAGTTTCAGCGTGATCTGGAAACCGCTCGCGAAGGGGCGATGGATTACTTTGCTCAGCAGGAAGAAAAAAACAAACAGAAACGGGCCGACGTCGCTGCAGGCCCGGGTGCGGGGATGGAAGTAGGATCTGCCGAGGCCGCTAAATTCGCAGCCGACAGAGTGAATCAGCAAATCGGAGTAGCAGCAGTGCCACAACAACCGACGCCGGGCGAAGCAGAGATTGCTAAGAAGGCAGAGCAGCTCTACAAGGAACAGAAACTCGCCACAGTTGCAGCAAATGCACAAACCGTTCTGCTGACATCACTGGTGACTGCGACAAAAGAAAACGGATTCAAAAGGATTAGATAATGGCGGATCTCAGCGGCATCACGGCAGTCAGACCAACAGCAAACACGCAGTTTAGGTTGGTGCAATACGGAGGCACGGTATCAGTCGGTCAGCCGCTTGCGCAAAGCTCGAGCAAGTTTGTGGCGGCAGACGCTAACGCATCGCTTGCACTTGCTGCGGCTGAAGGTATCGCGATGACGCCAGGAGTGACTGACGGCTACGGAATCATGGCGACTGGTGGACCGATTATTTTCGTTGGTACAACAATGGTGGTAGGCGAAACATATCTGGTGTCGCCGACAGCAGGCGGAATCATGCCGAACGTGGATCGTGCCACTGGTGCCTACGTTACTCGGCTTGGAACAGCAGCCACAACAACGCAACTCGATCTCAGTATCAAAGCAACAGAAATTCAGGTGCCCTGATGGCCTCAGTTCTGCAAGGCGAGCAACGCCAAGGACAATCAGCGATTCGATCGTCAGGCGGGATTCCAATTCTCGACGAAACGTTTCATTTTCTCGTTAAGGCAGATTCAGCGAACGAAAGCCGCCTCACAGTGTTGGCTACTCCGGGACTGCCTATCGCGAATGTTTCCGTTTCATCGTTCGGCAACGCGGTGTGCAAAGCGGTGACCGCTGTGAGGCGCGAAGAGCATCCGAAATATTGGGACGTGACGGCCACATTTTCCAGCGAAGTCGACGAATCGCAGCAGAAGGAAAGTGAGTCGCAGGATCCGCAGGAATGGGTTCCGATCTACGAAACCAAATTCGAGCGATTGCAGGAAATTGTAACAAAAGATTACAACGACGATGCAATTGCTAATAGCGCCGGGCAGCCGTTTGAAAACGGTTTGGTCAGGGCTCGCTTTATACCGATTTGGGAGTTTTTTCAGTTTGAGGCGGCATCAGTCAGCGATGAAACCGTTATTGATCGCAATGAGGTCATCAATAGCGTGGCGTTCAAAGGCCGAGCCGCAAGAACATTGTTGTGTACGGTAATGTCCTCGGTAGTTGGTTTTTACTACGGCAGAAAACGACGGCTCACACGATATTCGCTGCGATACGATAAACGTAACTGGAAAAACAAGCGACTAGACGTAGGTACTGTCTACAAAGATGGAACGAAGCATAAGGCGTATGAAGACGCTGATGGGAACGTAATCCTTGGGGGATTGAACGGGTCCGGCGGCAAGGTCGCTGTAGGCACTAAACCAAGCGTGCTGGAATTCGCCATGTATCAGGAAGTTGCCTTCGCCAGTTTTTTGAGGATCTGACATGGCTGACGAAAGCACCTACGGATTCGCGAAGGAAGACGCAGAAGCACTGCTGCTCGGAATCAACACGCAGGAAAATGCGTACAAAGAAAACAGCCCACGACAAGCGAAACCGATTTCAGTTATTTTGGGTGAAGAACTGGCAGCAGCAACCGATCCTCGCACCGGATGGACTACCGCGCGAGCGTATGTCTATGGTGGGGTAAGTGATCTTCAATACCGGGGCTTTCAGGTAGTCGTCCGCCAGCGATACACTGGTATCACCGGAGCTGCTGGACAATACGGAAAAGCTGAACGCAAAAACGGTGGCTGGGACTTGGAGTCTCTGGACTGTCAGCCTATTGACGGATGGACCGCACCCGAGGCGTTTACCATTGATGCGTCCCCAGGACCGGGAGACGCCTAATGCAGATTGGTCGATGTTGTCATTGCAGCCCGCCAAACGGAGTGACAATACGCGCCTTTGAACCTGCGGACGGTGAACTGGTTTGGGAGCGTCTACTGCTGTATCCAGCGGTGGCGACTGACGGATCAATCTGGGGAACGGCACAGCAAGTCGATACATCGACGGCATCCAGATATTTCGCTATTTTCAGCATGGGGTCAGTTGGTGCTCCGTTGACATACAGAGCGACAGCATTGCCGTCTGGGGCAGTGCGATATAAGCAGTGGGTTCGGCAAATTAACGCGACCACTGGACTGACGATTCAAGACTCTGCCAGATACTGGTATTACTCAACATCAGCACCGAACACCGTAGATGGAACCACCGGGGCCTTTTGGTTTTGGGAGCTTGGATACGGCACCGACGTTACAAGGTTTGAGCCATTCGTGCAGGACTTTTGCACGATCAATTCTGACGGGAACAAGGTATCACCGAGAACAAAAGATTTGTCGTCGATCATTGGCTCGCCACGGATTGCAGTGTGGAACACATCAGACACGACGTTCACGCGATCGTATACGCTTATCGCGACACCGTTACCGCAAGCATCGATTACCGCGACGGTCACCGTGGAAAACAATACGATCCACGGTGAAGCATCAGCGGCGATCACGGGCATGCAGGGCAAAACTGCCAGCACATGGGCCAGCGATCTGGAGGCGGCGTTCCCGGATCATATTGTTTCGGTAACCGCAACCGGTGGACCATACCCGTACAAGGACATCGAATTTGAAATTGAATGGGAACACGATGTTTATCACCTGAAACACATTACGCTCAATCAACTTCCGTCCGGTGCGGTGTATTGGCGGAACATGATTTCAGGCGACATCATCGCATGGAAAACCACACAGGGCGACAGCGACGGTGAGCGATGGCAATTTATCGACGAAACGTCATGTCTCGGGATATCAAAGTTTGTCACCAGTTTCGGATTTTACCTGCAGCGGATTACGCTGGACAGCGACACACCGGTCAGCACATTTACCACAGACTGGACAGTGCGACTGAATGAAACGAGAACAACGGCGAGAAATCCAGTATCCGAAGCTGTTGTGTGGTGGCAGCCTGCGATTCGTGGCAGCAGTCTAATCGTCTCACATCCGCCCGTGAGAGTAAACGGGCAGGCATCTGGTGAATACAGTGTCAGCACGAAACTGGATCTGTCTGACGGATCAATCACGGATCATGGTGAGTTTACCGCACGGTATCCAAGACGCCTGACGCATGCGGCGGACGCTCAGTATTTCCAAACTGGGATTGAGGACAGGTTCGAGCATCTGACAATCAGCAACCCAACTACCACAGCCGGCGGCGAGTGTCAGACACACACATGGCGGGGGCACAGACTTCTGTCAGGTTTCACTGAATCAGATATCGATGCAGAAGGTCCGTACGGTTTCGGTCATGTGGCTGATGCGGATCAGCTTTACTGGATCGGTGGTAAATGGCTGCCGACAGTGACGGCAATTCCATCGACGAATCAAGTATCAATTGTTGTGGCGACCAGTGGTGCCAATGCGGGTTTGATTGCAAACATTAACGGCGATAGGGCAATTGCTGATAATGTGCCATCTGGTGATTCGTGGTTCGCCTCACAGTATTGGCGGCTGAACTATTTTCGTCCATCAGTAGCATTGTGTCGCTGGAAGTCATCCGTTCTGCAATGGCGTTTCGCATGGTGGGCGCAAGGGGTAACGCCAGCTCCGAACACGACACCGACA